CTCTAAAAAAAACTTTAAGGGGTAGGAACCCATGGCACAGACGGAATTCGGAGTAAACCACGCGCTTGCCGTCAAGCGTTGGAGCCTGTCCTTGGCGGTCGAAGCCGTCAAGAAGATGTATTTTTCGAAGTTCATCGGATCCATCATCACCAAGCTCACCGACCTCGAGAAGAACGCCGGCGACAAGATCACCCACGGGCTGCGCATGAAGCTCCGGGGCGCCGGCGTCACGGGCGACAACACCCTCGAGGGGAACGAGGAATCCCTGACGTACTACGACGATGCCCTCCTGATCGACCAACTCCGTCATGCGGTCCGGTCGAAGGGGAAGGCGTCCGAACAGCGCGTCCCGTACAACATGCGCAAGACGGGCCGGGACGCGCTGGCGGCGTGGTGGGCCGAACGGTTCGACGAGCTTCTGTTCGTCTACCTGTCCGGCGCCCGAGGCGTGGATTCCACGCTCACCCTTCCGCTGGCCTTTACCAGCTTCGCCGGCAACGCCTTGAACTCTCCGGACGCGGCGCACATCCAGTACGCGAACGGGCTGGCCAAGGCGACGATCACCAGCGCCGACGTTTTCACCCTGTCGGAGATCGAAAAGCTGGTGGAGAAGGCCGAAACCGTCGATCCGATGATCCAGCCGATCATGGTCGGCGGGGAGAAGAAGTACATCATGCTTCTCCACCCCTACCAGGTCACGGACCTTCGGACCAACACGGCCACCGGCCAGTGGCAGGATATCCAGAAAGCCGCGGCCGGCAAGACCGGGGAGAATTCCGCGATCTTCACCGGCGCCCTCGGCGAGTATCGAGGCGTCGTCCTGCACTCCCATCGGAACGTGGTCCGGTTCTCGGATTACGGCTCCGGCGGGACCCTCGCCGCGGCGCGCGCGCTGTTCCTCGGCGCCCAGGCCGCGGCGATCGCCTTCGGGAACGGCGGCGGGGAAACCGCCGCGCGGTACTCCTGGAAGGAAGAGCTGTTCGACTACGGGAATCAGCTCGGCGTGGCGGCCGGGTCGATCTTCGGGATCAAGAAATCCGTGTTCAACTCGAAAGACTTCGGCGTGATCGCGTGTGACACATACGCGGCCGCGCATTAAGGGAGGGGGTAAAACATGGCCTCCACCTTCCAGAGCGCAAAAGCAAAGGCTGGAATTCCGGCTCGGGCCGGACTCGGGATTTGTTCCGTTTCCGGCTCCTATACCTTCCTCGCGGCCCTTGTGGACGAGGATGTTATCGAGATGGTCAAGATCCCCGCGGGGGCGACCATCCTCGACTGGATCCTCGACATTCCAGCGACGGGGCTCGACACGGCGACCGGGATCGTGTTCGACGTTGGCGACGGCGCCTCCACCGGCCGTTTCGCCACGGGATGCGTTCAGGGGCGGTCCTCGGCCGGCGCTCTCGTCCGTCCCGGATCCACCGGGGCGGTCGTGGGCTCAACGCAGTATCAGTACACCGCGGAGGACACCATCGACTTCCACGTGACCACGGCGCCCACCACCGGGGTTGCGGAAGGAACCATGAAGTTGACGGTGTTCTACACGATGGATGCGTAGGAGGGGGCGCCAATGGCATCTACCCTCTACTCATCCGATTGCGCAGTAGGAAGCGGGATCCAGCCCCGGGCGGGGATTGGACTTTGCACCGTTTCCGCAACCTACGCCCTGGCCGCGGCGCTCGAGCTCGACGACCTGATCCACATGGTCAAGATCCCGGCCGGCGCGACCCTTCTGGACGTCATCCTCGACGTTCCGGACCTCGACACCGATGTTTCCCCGGCGATCACCTTGAGCGTCGGATACACGGGGGAGCTCGAGGCTTTCATCAGCCAGGACACGGTTGGCCAGGCGGGAGGAATCGTCCGTCTGTCCGTTCCGGGGGGTTCGCAAACGCTGTTCGCCGCGGAGGATACCCTTCAAATCTCCGCGACGGCAGCGCCGGCGACCGGGGCAGCAACCGGGACGCTCAAGCTAACCGCCATCTACACCATGGATCCATAGGCCGGCAACCCATCAACCTGACGGGGAGGGGGGCATCCCCCTCCCCACGAAAACGAGGGACCCATGAGAAAAGCGATCGGTTTTGCAATTCTGATGCTGTTTCTGATGGCGACGCCGGCGCTGGCCGTCACGTTCACGGCCGTCGGGACCGAACACCCCGGGCAATTCACCGCGATCACCGGCGTCGACAATTCCGTGCTCTACGTTGTGACCTCCGATGGAAAGCTCTATTCCCAGGCGATTGCAACGGGGATTCTGACCTTGCTTGCGACCATCCACGACGAAAAGCTCACCGCGATCGTCTATCCGGCGACCGGGACGTACACCTACATCGGGACCGCCAGCGGCAAGGTCATCCGGCATACGATCTCCGGAGACACCATTTCCAAGTCAACCCTTGCAGCCTGTACCACGCCCGGGGCCGGGATTGTGGCGATGAAGTGGGACGCGACTCTTACGAAAATCTGGCTCATCACGAACAAGGGAAAGACGTACTTCTGCACTCCGTAGCTGATGAAGCTGATGACCGCGGGGAGGGGGGCATCCCCCTCCCCATCGAAAAGGGGCCCGGATGAATTACGCAGAGATATCCCAGGCGGTTTCCGACTGGCTGAACCGGGATCAAATAGACAAAGTTTTGCCGATACTCATCCGATTCGGCCAGCGCGATCTCGAGGACAATCTGAGGATCCGGCCAATGGAATACCATCCCGCGACGGCGGCAATTAGCGCGGCGACGGCATACATAGCGCTTCCGTCGGATTTCCTCGAGCTAATTTTCCTGGAATTGGTCCAGGGCACCACCAGGTACGTCGTCGACGGCCGTGAAGCCACGCGAGTCCTGCATACAGAGCGCCCAGCCACCACGGAAACGGGTGTTCCTCGCAAGCTCACGCGGATCGCCGATGACTTTTATTTCGACGTCATAACCGATGTGGCGTACACCCGGGATTGGAGCTATTACCGGCGCCTTCCCGTCCTCGTTGCGGCAGCCCCCAGCAATACGAATTGGTGGAGCGAGAACGCCGAGGAAGCCTTGCTCATGTCCTGTTTGAACAAAGCCAGCCTGTACGTTACCGGGATCTCGGAAGGCGACAAGAAGAAATGGAAAGAGGCAGCCCTCGAGACGAGGGAAGCCCTTCGGTTGAGGTTTGCAGGGGAAGAAACGGGCGGCGCTACTCATCGATCAACACCATTTTCGTTGTGAGGGGGAGGGTGATGAAGAAGATCGTTTTTGTCGTTCTGGCTTTGACGCTGTTGGCGGCCTCGGCCTTCGGCTGGGACACCTGGCGGCGGTCTGCGACCCTCACGGGGGGAGTCGTGGCCGACAACACGACGGTCACGTTCACTTTGCCGTCGACCGTGGGGCGCAATTCGTACCTTCATGTCCCGACGATCGACAGCGCCGCGGTAGCGCTCTCTTGCAGCGTGGACGGGTCCACCTTCGGGACGCTGGCGACGAATTACAGCGCGACGGCCTTGATCGATTTCACCTACGCGGCGACGACAGGCGGGAAGGTCTTGAAACTTCCTGACATTTCCGCTTGCCGGCTTCTAAAAATCACCTTCGGGGCGGCACAAACCGACAACGTGACGCTGACCGCTTTCGGAAATTAGGGAGGATGAAATGAAGAAGTTCTTCGCGCGGCTGCTCGGATTCACCGGCAAGATCGGGATGAAGACGAAGTACGAGGTCGAGTGCTACGGGCCGGACGGGAAGTTGAAGTGGCGGGACGGCTTCGAGAACTTGGTCGTCACGGCGGGGCTGAACAAGATCCTCGACGCGGCTTTCAAGACCGGCCTCGCGGCCCCGGCGTGGTACGTGGGCTTGAAGGACACCGGCACGCCGGATGCGGCGGACACGATGGCGGCCCATGCGACGTGGCCGTGGATCGACAACTACACCGGGGACCGGCAGGCTTTCACTCCGGGGACGATCTCCGGCGGGTCGGTTTCCAACTCCGCGTCCAAGGCCGTCTTCCCGATCACCGGGGACGATACGATCTACGGCTGCGGTCTGTGCGACTCCGCGACCGGCGACACCGGCGTTCTGTACGGGGTCGGAGACTTCACGGCTCCGCGCGCGGTGCTGAACGGCGACACGCTGAACGTGCAGGTCACCCTGACGGCGGAAGCGGCGTAATAACAGACTGGACGGGGCGGTCCGCATGACGCCCCGCTTTATCCCGCCCTCCGTGGCCTTGGGGGAGTAATGGCGACTCAGGAACGGTACCCGACGGGAAACTCCGCCGTGTCGAACGAATGGACTGCGGGTACAGGTGGCAATAAGTGGGATGAGGTAGATGACCCCGCTGGTGCTCCAGACAATGAAACAACCTATATGGTTAACGCCAACGCTAATCAGGCTCAACTGTTTACGTTCACGCCGTTCGCTATAAGCCCATCCTCGATCGAAAGCGTCAGCGTGGTAGTACGTTCAAGGAAAGAAACAGGAACTTCATATAACACCAGAGCGCGGCTGCTGGTCAACGGAACGGCGTATACAATAAATCTAACCGGAGAAAATACTTCATACGCCACTCAAACCCTGACATGGACGGTGAACCCGAACACGGGGATCGCGTGGACAGAGGCGGACGTGGAAGGCACGGGCGCCAACCCGCTGCAAGAGTTCGGCGTTAATTCTTTCGGCCAAGGGGCTGACGAGACGATCCGCGTTACGCAATGCTACATCGTGGTCACTTACACGGCGGCGGGGGGTTCTACCTACAACGAAGCCTTGACCCTCGCCGTCGCCGCCGATTTGTCCAGAACGAGTATCCTCTCCGCGATCAACGCCCTGATCCTCGCTGTCGCGTCCGGGCAGGAACAGTCCGGGGGCGTGACGTTCGAGGAAGCCTTGACGCTGGCGATTGCATCCGGGCAAGGGCAAACCGGAGGGATTTCCTTCGAGGAAGCCGTGTCTTTTGCAATTAGCGTCATCAGCGTTCAATCTGCAACGACGGAAATGAGCGCCAGTCTTTCCTTGGGGATAACTGCGGATCAGGGTTCCGGAAACACCGCAGAGATGGACGCCACGATTGCCCTCTCCCTTGCGGCGGCGATTCTTCAATCGGAAAGCATTACGGGATCGCCGCAGACGTATACCGAACTTCTGACGATCGCGGCGAAGATGGGAATGTCCCGGTCGGCAATCAGCTCCTTGCAGGAAGCGATCACGCTGGCGACCTCGGAAGGCATTGGGCTAACAAGCCAAGCCATCATGGTCAATGCGCTCATCCTGCAAATCGTATCGTCAATGGACGAGTCATTTTCGGTATTTGTTATTACAACGGGAAATAAACTTCAATTCGTTTTCAAGAAGCGCAAGGATCATTTCACGCAATAGGGGTGAAGCATGGCGAACGTCAAGAAGCTCGGAACGACGAAGGTTGTAACCGGATCCACGGTCTACTGCATTATTCGTCGGGAAGTGGATGGCTATCTCCTGAACGATGCTGACGGG